CCAATATCACCTTGACTGCCGGTGTATCCAATGTCTCCTTGACTACCCGTATAACCTTGGCTTCCTGTATAACCAATATCTCCTTGAGAACCGGTATAACCAATGTCTCCTTGTGAACCTGTATAACCTATATTACCTTGAGAACCGGTATAACCTAGTGCTCCTAATTCAACAATTGTTTCAATACCATCGTCTTTTTTTAAAAAAAGTTTACCATCATTGGTATTAATTGCAATTTCACCTAATTCTAGGTCTGTAGTAGTAGGTACCTTATTGGGTACAGAACTACGTTTAATCTTTATAATACTTGCCATTTGGCTCCCATTTACACGCTATATAGCTGGTATATACTTGACTTTAACACAATATTGTGTTACTCTATATTTATGTAAATAAAGTTATTAATATAAAAAAATGATTTCTATAGCATTAATTGATATAATAGGACTAACTTATGATGGTGATACTCTTAATAAAAGAGGTTTAGGAGGTTCAGAATCTGCTGTTATTTTATTATCAAAAGAATTATCTAATAAAGGATTTGACGTAACAGTATTTAATAATTGTATTGATAGAGAAGCAAAAGAAGGCACTTATAATAATGTTAAGTACATTGACCACACAAGATTAGATTTTCCAAATGACTTTAAATTTGACGTTGTTATATCATCAAGAACCGTAATACCTTTTTTACCTACTCATTTATACAATCAATTTTCTGAATTTAAACCACAACGATATGCAAAATTAAAACAACATGCTAAATTAAAAGCAATGTGGATGCACGATACATTTTCTCGTGGAGACCATTTATTAGAAGATATGTTATTGCATAAAGACTTTGATGAGATATTTACTTTATCAGACTTTCAAACTTCTTATGTGACTAATTGTGATCATGGTAAAAAAAGAATGTTTGAAGTTTTAAAAAATCATGTTTTTATAACTCGTAATGGTATTATAAGATACAAAGATGAAGTTGACATAACTAAAAAAGACCCACATTTATATGTTTACAATGCTTCAGTTACTAAAGGAATGATTCCATTAGTTGAAAGAATATGGGAAAGAGTTAAACAAAACATACCTCAGGCAAAATTAAAAGTAATTGGTGGTTATTATAGATTTAGAGAAAATGCGGCACCAGATGTACAAGAACAAAAATGGAGACAAATGGTTGCCGAACCAAAATATAAATCTTTAGATGTTGAGTTTACAGGTATTATTAAACAATCTGAGATAGCAGAACTTATGGCACAGGCTAGTTTCATGTTATACCCAGCATCTTTTCCTGAAACTTTTGGTATTTCTACATTAGAATCTTTAGCCTATAACACACCATTAATTACAAGTCGTTTTGGTGCATTAGAAGAAACAGCAATTGAACAGGCCTGTTATATGTTAGATTATCCTATAGAACCAAATAGTTTATTTCCATGGATTAATAGAGAAGAACAAGAAAAAAAATTTATTGAGATTGTTTTAAAAGCAAATGCTGATAGATATCTTCATCAACAAAAAATGTATTATTGTAATATTATAAAAGATATTGTAGGTTGGGATTCAGTTGCATTACAATGGAAACAACATATCTATAAAAAAATAAATGAATATTTACCTTTAAAAGACTACAAACAAGTAAGTCATATTAATAATAGAATACATCAGGTGTTTGGTAGAAGATTTATGAATAAAGAAGAAAATTATTTACCTAGAAATATACAACAAAAAATGTTAATTGTAACACCAATGTATAACGCAGAACTTTATATTGAAAAATGTATTCAATCTGTTATTACACAAGATTATGATAACTATATTATGGTAATTATTGATGATTGTTCTACAGATAACAGTTATGAAATTGCAAAAAAATATGAAAGTGACAAAATTAAAATAATACAAAATACAGAAAACAAAGGTGCAGTAAGAAATCAAATAGAAACTATTGTAGAATATAGTGAAGAAAATGATATAATAATGTTTTTAGATGGTGATGATTCTTTAGTAAATGATAATCAAATATTTCATTTTTATAATAATCTATATGACGGTACAACGGAATTTACTTATGGTTCATGTTTCTCTATGGTGGATAGAATACCTTTAGTATCTCAACCTTATCCTAATGCAATTAAACAAGAAAAGAAATATCGTTCTCATAAATTTAATTGGAATATGCCATACACTCATTTAAGAACATTTAAGGCCTATCTTTTAGATGGTGTTAATGATGATAAATTTAGAGATGAACAAGGTAATTGGTATAAAGCAGGAGGAGATGGTTCTATATTTTATACTTTAATAGAAAAAGCCAACCCTAATAAAATAAAAGTTGTACAAGATATTGTTTATAACTATAATGATATAAGTCCATTAAATGATTATAAAGTAAATGCAAGTGAACAAACTAAAAATGCAAATAGAATATTGACACAATGAAAACTATATTAATTGCAGTACCCACAAATAAGTATATTGAACCTACAACATTTAAAGCAATATATGATTTAGAAATTCCTGAAGGATATAAAACAGAATTTCAATTTTTTTATGGTTATCAAATAGACCAGATAAGAAATTTAATAGCTCATTGGGCAGTAAATTACGATTATTTATTTTCTGTAGATAGTGATATATCATTTTCAAAAGATACTCTTAAAAAATTATTAAATCATAATGTAGATATGGTTTCAGGTTTGTATATACAAAGAAAAGAGCATGAACATACTTTAGAAATATATGAATCAAATGCTCATGGAGGTAATACTAATATTCCTTACGATAAAATTAAAAATGTACCTTTTTTAGAAATAGCGGCCTGCGGTATGGGTTGTGTATTAATTAAATCACAAGTATTAAAAGATGTAGGTTATCCTCAGTTTGTTTATCATTCAGCAATTGACCATAGAAATACTTTATCAGAAGATGTAGATTTTTGTCGTAAAGTAAAAACAAAAGGATTTAAAATATTTGCAGATACTACAATACATTGTTCTCATACAGGTTCTAAAACTTTTATTGTTGATTCTAATCCACCAAAACCCATACAACAAAAAACAACATTAGATTATATTACGGAAGAAGATAGATTGCCTATTGACCATCAAAATTATATAAAAAATTTAGATATAGAACCAAAAGTAATTTATGATATAGGTGCTTGTGTATTACATTGGACAAGACATGCTGAAAAAAGATGGCCAAATAGTGCATATATTTTATTTGATGCGGAACAAGGAGTTGTTCCAGTATTATCTAAAACTAAACATCAATATTATATTGGACTATTAACTGATAAAGATAATAAGATGATAAAATTTTATCACAACATTGATAATCCTGGTGGCAATTCTTATTATAAAGAAGTTACAGGTGCATTTACAGAACAACATGCTGAAATTAAAATAGGAAATAAATTAGATACAATTGTTAAACAAAAAGGTTATCCATTACCAGATTTAATTAAATTAGATGTTCAAGGTGCAGAATTGGATATACTTAAAGGTGCGGAAGAATGTATTAAAAATTGCACTGATATCATATTAGAAGCACAACATAAAAAATATAACGAAGGCGCTCCAATGGTGCCTGAAGTTATTAACTATATGACATCTATTGGTTTTGAACTTATATCTAATTTTAGTAAAGTAGAACATGATGGTGATTATCATTTTAAAAAAAAAATAATAGGTATGAAACCTACAAAAGCCTACATCTTAGCAACAAAAAATCCTATATCTGTAGAGTACGCTAGAGATTGTGCAAAGTCTTGTGATGCAATTGGTCTTGAATGGGAATGTATAGAAGGATTTGAAGGACTTACACAAGAACAAGTATGGAAAAATTTTGATTATAAAGTAAATGATATAATGAAAGATAGTGCCGCATGTGCAACAGCAAGTCATTTTAATATATGGAAAAAAATATTAAACAATAAAGAATGTGCTATTATATTAGAACATGATGCATTAATGTTACAAAAAATAAACATTGCAATACCCGATAATAAAATAGTTGCATTAGGTTATAAGTTTCCAGACGCTAGTGTATATGATAGTAAAAAAGCAGGTTCACCTAAAGAGATTATTGATATTAAAAGACATTCAGGCGCTCATGCATATGCAATTACACATAAAACAGCAGAATTGTTATTAAATGAATTAAAAGAAAAAGGTGTGAATCGTGCAATAGATAATTATTATTTTATGAGAATTAATTCACCAGAAGATAAAGAATCAAGTGTACCTTTGGCAATAATGAGTCCTACACCTGCAATATGTTGGTTAAGAAAATCAACTATATGGGAAGAACCATCGACTTTAAATTATGATATAATAGATTCTTTTAAATCAAACTTAAAAGTTTAATTAAAACGTTCCACCATCAATTGTTGATATTGCAACAGAACCGTCCGTTACTGTAAAGTTTGTTGTGGGGAAATATGCAACTCCTAATAAAGATGAAGTTGCAGTTCTTGCAGCAATTTGTAAATTAGTAGAAGTAATAAATGTCGTACTAATTGCATTTGAATCACCAAGAATTGTAATTGTATCACCTAAACTTACTGTATCTGATGTAGAATCTCCTGCGATAACACTAATAGTACTATTTTGTAATTTAGCATTTGTAACATTACCGTCTGTAATTTTAATAGTAGTTACAGCATTGTCCGCTAATTGAGTTGTATTTACACCACCATCAGCAATAGATATAGTGTTACCATTTTTTGTTAAACCTGTACCAGCAACTATTTCACCAGCACCAGAGAACTGAACAAAAACAATGTTGTCAGTATCAACTACTAAAGTTGGAACGTCAGTAACTGCTTCATTTACAACATATCCGTTGTTTGCATTTTGTGTACCTTCTTCAACAAATACAAAAGCTCCAGCAGTAACTGTACCATTATAATTGTTATTAGTTGTGCCATCAAAATCAGTAGCACGAGTTAATACCCAATTGGTAGAAACAGAACCAATGTCTGTAACGGTGTAGATACCATTATCAGAAGAAGTTGATTGGTCTTTAATAAGAACACGATCGTTCACAACTGCAGGAACAGAATCGATAATCAACGCTGTTTGAGTGCCAGAATTAGTAAGTGTTTTGCCTGCCTGTGAACCAGAAGCATTTGCTGATAAGTTTGTTCCAGTAGTAGCTAAACGGACAGGATATTTAACAATAAGACCAGACTTTAATCCATCAACATATGATTTATTGGCAGCATCGGTTGCTTGAGTAGGCATTGCAACACTGGTAATACGAGCAGAACCTACATCAACAGTACCTGTTCCTGTTGGTACTAAATTAATATTTGAATTTGTTCCACCAGCATTAATAGTAATTGCAGTAGTACCAGTGATAGAGCCACCAAGTAATGTTACTGCACCATTAGAATCAATTGCAAAAATATTTTGACGTGTTGTATCAGCGTTATTATAAAAAGTAACACCATCACCTGTTCCTACTGAAATACGGCCAATACCTGAAGTATAATCAAGAATAACACCATTTGTATAAGTTCCTGAATAAATTCCGTTTGAAACTAATCCAGATGATGTTAAAATACTTGTAGCACTTGCAACACCTAATGTAGGAGTTACTAAAGTTGGTGAATTATTAAATACTAAATTACCTGTTCCTGTAGCACCTGTTGAAGTAACACCTTCAATTGTTGGGTGACCTGAAATTGTAGGTCCGTCAGAAAATACAAGATTTCCTCCTGAACCAGTATAACCTGTAACTAAATTGCCACTTACGGAAAATGCGTTGCCTGTACCTGCAGTGTCATAAGTTTTATTTGTAAATGTGTCTGTTGTTGCTTTACCTACTAAAGTATCTGTAGAAGTTGGTAATGTTAATGTACCAGAATTTACAATACTTGAAAAACTTGGTGTAACTAAACTTGGACTATTTGATAATACAACTGAACCTGTTCCTGTTGTAGAATTAAATCCGGTAACTTCATAAACCCACGTTTGAGTTGAAATAGAAGCAACTGTAAATGTAATTTGTGTTCCTGCAAGAACTGTAGTAATAGCACCACCAGTAGAATCTTGTATAGTAAGATTGCCTGTACTATTATTTGTAATAAAATATTCTTGACCTAATGCTAAAGTAGTAGTATCAGGTAATTTAATAGTTTGAGTAGTAGTACCAGTAAAAAACTGATTTGCAGTACTTGAAGAATTTAAAGTTGTAGTTGTTCCACCGGTTGCAGTAGAAGTATAACCACCAGCACCTGTAGAAGAAATTGTTAATGTTTGTCCCGATATAGAAGTAACAATACCATTGCCACCAAGAACTGATAATGTTTGATTTAATAAATTTACTGAACTAGAACCAGAATTATCAGTACCAATATTTAAAGTAGTACTAACAGCGGCCCAAGATGAACCACCCATTCCATCACTAATAATTGCATAACCATTTGAACCAGCATTTGTAGGTAAAGTATATGCACCAGAAATTTGAACTGCCCCACCAGAAATTGGTGTAATATTAATATTGCCATTTGAATTTGTAGAACTGATTGTGTTACCTGTTAATTGTAAATTACCAACTAACCATTTGTCAATCGTACCGGTAGAATCTAAAATTGGAGAACTTATTGCATTTGTAGTTAATGTTCCAGGAGTTCCTGAAAGTAAATCTGTAAAATATTTACCACCGATTACATCTATATTTGCTGCTTGGCCGTTAGTTTCTGTTCCTGTTCCTATAAAAAGACGAGCACCTAAATTTGAATATATACCTGAACCGTAGGTGTACGCCAATTCTCCTTGTGCAAGACTTGAAGGTGCTACCGAGCCTGATGAACGTTTAATTTTTAAAATTGTTCCTACTGCCGCCATTTATTCTCCCTAAAAATTTCCTGAATTAAATATAATAACACCAGTTTGTGTATCAATTTCATTTCTAGCTACAAATTTACTATCACTCTCTCTATATTGTAACATAGCTCCATCATTCAAATTAGTTACATCAACATCACCAAGCAATTTTAATTGTAAACTTGAATTTTTACTTGAAGGTAAACTAACATTTACTTGATTAGTTGGACCTTTGATTGTTGCTACCTTATTAGTCGAATTATTGATTGTTGCTTTAATATCCATAATAGTAACTTAATTTATTAATATTTATAAAAAATAATATGTTTAAAGTTGATTATACAACAAAATATTTTTACGATGTATATATAGCAGAAACTGATGGATTTACTGTAATTATGCCTTCTATAACACGAGTTACTTCGCCTGAAATAGTATTTGTTATTTGTACATCATAAACATAACGGCCTTCTTCAAGTTCTATAGTTTGTTCAGGAGTAAGAGAAATTGTTACTATACCTTCAATATTTACAGTTGTTATATTAAAAGGTATTCTATTTTGTGTTCTAGCATATCCTTTAGACATATTTGCTTGAACGGTATAGTTAGTTAAATCGTATGGTGAATTGTCTGCAAATGTTACATCTACATTACTACTAAATGATGCACCTGCATCTAATGTTAAATTTGCTATTGAAGGCATGTATTCCTTAAAAAATTAATTTGCAACAGGAGAAACAAAGGCAGCATCATCAGCATCTGTAGGTAAATTATCAACAACAGGTCTAAAGCCTAGCCTATTTATTTTTTGTTCAGGAGTTTCACCATTTACATTATTATTATCCCAATCTGTTTGTGCTTGAATTGTTAATTGATTAATGATTGCTTGTGCTTGTTCTAGTGTTTGTTCTGTTCCGTTTACTCTTTGAATCCACGCATAGTTTGCGTCACCAATTGCCCATATATTTCCTGCGTGGCCTGATAACCAAGCAAGTTCTCTATCGGTATGAGTATAGAATCCATTACCAGTATTTTCTGCTATACAATATTTCATATATGTATTTATACATTATTATTCTATATATTGCTTGACTATATGTAATAAATAATATATAATTATATTATGGATTTACTTACCAAATTATATAAAATAAAAAAATGGTGTCAAAATAATGACGTTTTTTTTCTTAAAGCTAATATACTGATACCCAAAGAAGTTACATCAGAAGCACAATCAATACTAAAAGCAGGGTTATTTGTAACTCATAGAAATGATGATGGCCGAGGTTGGAAATCATGTACACTACATGGTGAAGAATGGAACATTACTCAATATAATCCAAACGCTAAAAAGAATTTTAAATGGACAAAAATAACTGAATATGCACCAGTTATGACT